GAGCGGGACCACCATATTCGGGAGACCCTGGATTAAGTCATTGACACCGGTTACGACATCCAGGTCATAGAACGGAGAGCTGTATAGTTCGACCTGGGATGAGGTTGTCAGCGCTATGGTGAGTTTATCGCGGATCCAAACATCGGTGGACGTGGCCGTGTCGGCATTGGCCGCTGATTTAATGATATCACAGGTTTGACCCTGACCAGCTCCGTCATTAACGACCATAATCCCACCGTCAAGGTTGGCCTCGGCAGCAGTCGTGGTAATATTGGGAACTGAAATTGCCCCAATGGCCGCAGCCGTACCGACAGTCACGTTCGCTTCAGCCGGATCATCAGTGCTACGAACCAATGCAGCGATACCGAGCTCAACCCCCCCGGCATACGCATAGTGAAAAGTTCTCAGGCCATACTTGAACCTGGCACCCAATGGATACCGCTGTACAGCCTCAGGGACAAAGAGGCCCTTCGGTTTGCCAACCACACCTAAAAGATGAGGCTCGAAACTCTGAAATTTAGTTAACATTTTGCTACCTCCATAATGGTCCGTTAGGGTTAATTGTTCTTTAACACCATGATTTTCCAAACGCTACTGGCTAAGTCAATGGTTCCGGCCGTGGCGTTATTGAGCGTTACCGTGACGGTATTGGTTGCAGTAACTACAGCGGAAACCATGATATCCGTCACATCAACACCGGCTCCAGCGATAGCGAAGTCGCCCAGGGCCGCGCCCGTAACGGTGAAGTCTTTAGACTCCTGGGCCGCAGCACTAAGGCTGCCAGGGTCCCAGGTTGCAGTCCCCTTTAAGACCCCATCACATACGGTATTTATCTCCGCAGCGGCAGCCAAAATCCCATCACAGGCCGTGTTAATCTCCGCAGCCGTGGCGTCTAAGCCAAGAGCGACCAAAGCCGCAACGATGGTCTTGTCCACAAGCTCATGGGCATCCGATGACATGAACACCGGTTGATCTGCTATCCCGCCTTCCGGGACTGGTAAGTTTAAGGCCATATCAAGTCACCTCCAATTTCTTTTTTGTTAAATATTTTAGGTTTGCAATCTTCTGACAGGCACGACATTCTCGCCCACCACCTTTCTTGTTATATGTGTTTTCCGGAGTATATTCATGACCTCGTTTGCAGTGCGTTTTATTGCGGTTGTGATCCCCCAAGCTACGGGTTCTCCAAGAAGTTAAAACCTCTTTAATCCGATCTTTCCTTCTTTGACTCATGAAAGGATATAGGGTCATCATCAACCCAGCGGCCCTTCCCCCTGCCACATACCACTTACTGTAAATATGGCCCTGTGTATGGGTCCATGTATAAACGTGGCCACCAAATAAGCTTAGAAGCTTTTCAAGCGGCTCAGTGGTCATTTGACAAGCATTAACATAAGGACAGGTAGAATAATGGAAACTACCATCCCCCTCAATGAATCCCGCAGCCCACGCAATGTCTAACGTATTCATGATCAACTCTCACTGCACGCAATTTCAATAACCTGTTCTTCTTCGATGCGGGTTGCACCAACGTCCATTTTGAGCCATACTTGCCAGGCGTAATTTTTGTCAGCACGCTGGTCAATCTTGGCCTGGATATCGGTCAAGGTTCCCAAGCCGATTGCGCCCTTTGCGTAGGCGTAGCAATAACGAACTTCCGACGTAAGCTCCAGGAGCTGAGTCCGGATGAACGTGAAGCCCATGAAGGTGTTGATCTTACCCTCAACAAGCGCTTTCACGGTGTTGTAATCTGCGCTCTTGACTTCCGTGGTCTCCAGGAGGTTTGTGATTTGACGAGCGGCAACGACGATATACCTCTCCATGTCCGGATCAACCTCGTCCGCATCCAGTTGCTCCTTGGCCGTCATGAGCTTGGTTAGGGTCAGGCCAACGCTGCCATGCGCGATTTTCTGGGCTGCCGGCAGGACGACCTCAGTTGTTCCGGTCTGACCTGAATACGAAGAACCGCCCAGGGCGGTAATGATCACCGAATCTTTGGCCCTGTTCATGGCCATGCGGGCGATCTGGTTATAGTAGTTTTTGGGATCGACGAGCATCCGGACCTGATCTTCCTTGTCCAGCAGCGTAGCCCAAACCCTCGGGGTTGCAGTCTGCTTTCTCCGGGAATGATCAACTTCAATGTTCGGGGTGTCATCGTGGCGGGTTACGAGTTCAACGGCCTCTGTGGAGCCCATCCGCTCCCAAAACAGGGCATCGCCTGTCACCTGGACAGGCGGGATGGTCGTTCCCTCAAGCCGACTGTTTTTCTGTTGGGAAAGAATACGGATTGTATTCTGATACTGCTCAACGTAATATTGTTCAATTGTTTCTGACATAATATCCTCCAAAAAGGATCAACCTGTAGGTTAATAAAATTTGAAGGATTACCAGAACCAATCTGATCCTCCAGGCAACTTATTGCCTACAATGCAGACTTACCTGCAAGTAGTCAGATTCCCATAACGGGGATTGCCTGACATATATTTTTTTGTCCAATACCGTCCTTTTTGGATAGCATCTTGGACATTATCAAGTGGTGTGCCTAAAAAGAGATGCTTTGGGTTTACACATCTGGGATTATCGCAACGATGCAAAACATTCATCCCTGCGGGAATTTCCCCATTGTGGATAACCCAAGACATCCTATGGGCCAACCAATAAATATTCCTAAACCATATCCTCCCATAACCTTTGGGAAGAGCATTTTTTGTCCATGCCCAACATCCGGCATCCTGGTCGACCTTAAACCCCCGATACAATCTCTCTTTTGGCGTAGCCCGTGGTCGTTTTCCTCTTTCGTCACGGTGCTTCCGATAATAGCGACGGTCGGTTTCTCTTCGCACCTGGATGTTAGTGCTTGGCATTTCAATACTCCAATTCGTCCACGTTTATTTTCCCTTCACGGAACAAAAGCCGCCGCATTTCAACATAATCAGCTTCCGACATCCAACCCTCAACAGTCTTTCCGGCTTGCACCTGATACGCCACCTCATAACCGATGAAGGTCACACCGTCCTCATTCCTGACATTCTTTCGACGGCCCTTGCTTATTACCTTTATATCGGCCAGGTTGATCTTGTCAAGCCTTATGATCTTGCCGTTAACCTTTGGTGGCTTTGGCTCCGGGTGGAAACGTGGAGTCTTCTTTGAAGCCCTTTGACCCTTGTCCCATCGGCTGTAATCTTCCTCACTAACCGCTTCTCTCATTGTGCGTGCCATTCTTCTCTCCCTTATTTCGGGTACGCGGTTTGAAACAATCGTGCCATTTCCCCAACAGCCTCTTTATGCCCAGGGGCGTCCGGGTTCCAGTGAGCGTGCTTTTGATCTGCATTGATCTCCGCGATCCTGGCCTTGGCCGATTCAGCGCCTAAGACCCCGCCCTTGCCGTCCCCGATGATGTAGCCGTCCTCTTTCAGCATCTTGCCGACCTGGTAGGCGTACTTGAGCATCAGGGGGTGGTTCCCGACGCCTGATGAGTCCATGAGCGTCTTGAGCTGCGTCACTTCTTCAGCCGGGAGAAGGCGCTCAATGCCCCTGAGCCCCAACTCGACCCGACCGTCGAACTGATCACCCCAGGACTCTTGTAAGCCCGCAAGCTCGTTCTTCATGGTCTTCTGAGCTTCGTGGACCTGGCTAAACTGATTGTCATTCCAGGACTGCATGAGTTTCCCGGCTTGCGCCTTACTCAATCCGGCCTCATGGGCGGTTTTCCCAAACCAATCGACCATGCCCTCATCCCAGTTGACGCCGTCAGGCATCTCAGGCTTTACGAATTCGTAGCCTGCTATATCGTCCGGGCGCCCCATCTTTGTATGGAATTCGGTCCACTCTTCTGGTGTGGCGTCGTCTTTTGGGACCCGGACGGAACTGCCTATGAGCTTTTGGCCCTCCACGTAGCTTTTTGCGAGCCCACCAACGTCTTTGAAGCTCTCAAGGGATTTCTCACTCTTCAGGTCGTCCGGGAGGCCCGAACGCCAATCTTCTTGGCCGCCCTGGTCTTCTGTACCCTGACCATCACCGTCCCCTTGTTCTTCGCCCTGGCCGTTGCCCTCTTCTTCTGCCATCTCGTTCCCCTTTCGTGTTAAAGTTCAAATCCATCGTCTTCCGGGCTCCTGAATAAATCTTCCACCGCTTGTGGGTTTTTGCCTGTAAGAATTATGGCCTCTATCTCTTTAACGACATTCCGCTTGCCGAGGGCTATCCCAATCTTCGCCATCTCGATTTCCTCGATGGACCCGCAATAAGATCGCCGCATGTCCTTCAAGACGCGCCTACCATGTGGGCTCGTGAATGTCTTCAGGTAATCACCGAGCCGAGCCATGTATTCCTGTTGCTGCCTCTTTTGGAGGGCTTTAGAGTTTTCGACCATTTAGTTTGATGGCCCCCTTGGCGTGGCGGCTATGGCGATCGTCGGGATCATCTTCGGCACTAAAACACAATCGTATCGCTGGAGTACCTGATTGATCTCTGCCAGGCATTTCTTTTCTCTCAGCGCATCATCTCCAACGATTTCCTTGTGCTGCACCCCACCCTTTATCAACATCGGACCACCACTTGCTTTGTTCATCTTACGCTCCTTTCTCTCTTGGTATCTGCGTTGTTGTCTGCTATCCACCTAATTTCTCCATCATTCCCGGCGGAAGATCCTTAACGGCGCCCGCCCCATCTTTTGCCGCCTTCGCCATGAGCGCGGCCTGTTCAAGTTCCTCTTGTTTCTTTTGCGCTTCCGCTCTCGCCGTCCTGATTTCATTCTTTTCATCTTCCGAATTGATTAGCTTCGATGGATAGCCCATGACTTCCGCAACAAACACGGCGGTTTCATCGAGCTTAAAATTATCCATAATGTCCGGCTTGAGTTCAGCCATTCCGGCGGCAGCTTCGAGTGTGGAATTGATCGCCTCGATCTCCGCCACCCTTTGAGCTTTTGCCAGCGGGCTTTCATATTCGACCTTGACGTTCTCCGGGATTTCCACCGGAGGTTCCGGGAAGGCCCCGGACCTGTTGAGCATATTGAATGTCGTTTCGATGATACGATCCAGGCCATGGAACACGATATTACCGAACGTAGGGCCAAGAAGCTGTTGGGCCAACTGATACCGTCTCGCAACTTCATACGCCGTCATCTGACCTGTTTGGTCTCTCGGGGGAATGAATTTTACTTTGTCACCGTGGAAGATTTCCCGGATCGAGGCCTTAAGGTCCTCTTTTTTGACTCGGTTTTCTGAGAACTTGGCACCGGTGATGATAGGCTTAAGATCATTTTCCTTTTTGACGACCGTAAGCCCACCGGGTGTCAACCTTACCGATCCGATCACGCCTTGATCCACCATCGCCAACGGCGGGAGGATCGCCAACGCCCATTCTTTGAGGGCAAGCTCGCTGGCTTTGTGGATGGTCTTGATATCCGGTAACGCCGTCCACCCGGGCCCCCTGCCATAGCTCTCGCCGCTCTCTCTCCGCCAGGGTATGACAAAGTATCGGAAATCGTCATAGCCACCCGTACTCATGATGGTTTTCTTTCTGACGTCCACATTGTAACTCACGAACGGTTTTTGAGTCTTATGCTTCGCCCCGAACCAGTCGCGGGGGAAACAGGCATGGAGAAACAAATGCATCTTGGCGGGGTTCTTCTCAGCGGCCTTTTTTAG